CTCTCCTTCATGGTGGATAAACCTATCTTCAGGTATGCACACCTGCTTCTCTTGTGGATACAAAGGGAACTTAATCCAACTAGTCTGTGACGTTAAAGAGTTCTATATCCAGTCATGGGGAGACATCAAGTCCTATGATTACCAAGCCGCCAAAGATTGGCTGAAGGTTAGTGCAGATGTTTCAGTAGAACAACTAATGGAGCAATTAAAAGACTTACCCAACTACATCAACGGTGCACCTAAGCCACTAGAGATGTCTGAGGCTCGTTTAGCAGTATTCACTGCACCACCAGAAGAGCAACTAGAGAACCGCAAAGTTACTCAAGCCTCGGCAGAGAAGTACGGGGTTTTATGGGACACCGTTAAACAGTCTTGGGTTTTACCTTTGCGTGAGCCTCACTTTAAAAAACTTATGGGTTGGCAGGAGAAGGGCACAGTTGACCGTACTTTCTTTAACCGCCCAACTGGATTACCTAAATCAAAAACACTATTTGGAGTTGATGTACAAAATGAACAAACAGCAATTGTGGTTGAGTCTCCTCTTGATTGCCTTCGGATTGAGTCTGCTGGTATTACTGGTGCGGTCGCTATTTGCGGGTCATCTATAAGCGAAGACCAAGTAAAACTTCTTCGCTATTCAAGCAAAGTAATAGCGGCCTTCGATAACCCGAACATAGACAACGCTGGCCGTAAAGCCTCAAAAGAGTTGCTTGGCTGGAGTAGGAAGTACGGGTTGAACCTGTTTTTCTTCAATTATGGTGATACAAATAAGAAGGACCCTGGAGATATGACTGACGCAGAAATTCGCTGGGGTGTTGAAAACGCCGTGACAGCACTTTTTGGAGAATCAGCCTATGTTCAAGGGAACACTCAAACCGTATCAGGTTGATGCTGTTGCTAAAATGGCTGAACAAAAACGCATCCTAGTTGCGTATGAAATGGGTCTCGGTAAAACACCGATGACTATTGCTGCCATTGAAAAACTCAAACCAAAACTAACTTTAGTACTGTGTCTAGCCAGCCTTAAATTCCAGTGGGAAAAAGAAATAAAGAAGTTCTCCGACAAGTCTCCATTAGTTATTGATGGAACAGCCGCTAAACGCCATAAACAATACGAACAAATGTTCGAACATGACTATGTAATCATGAACTATGAGCAAGTCGTAAATGATTGGGAATTTATTAAGAACGTTACTTTTGACGCCATGGTCTGTGATGAAGCAACCGCTATCAAAGGATTTCGGGCAAAACGAGCCAAAAAGGTAAAAGAACTAGCCAAGAAGGTAGAGATAAAGTTTGCTCTAACAGGCACCCCAATCGAGAACGGCAAGCCAGAAGAAATCTTTTCAATCATGCAATTTGTGGATTCCACAGTTCTCGGAAGATTCGACATCTTTGATAAAACATTCATCATTAGAAACTATTTTGGGGGTGTAGAGCGATACAGGAACTTACCTACGCTCCATCAGGTATTGACTAAACATGCTGTTCGTAAATCTCAGAAAGACGAGGATGTAAAGCCTTATCTTCCAGAAGCGGTTTATAGAGAACCTTTATTGGTTCCGTTAGACCGAGCATCCACTTCTCTGTACAAACACATAGCCACAGACCTCATTAATCTTTTAACTGAAGCCAGCGAACTGTTTGGTAAAAACTTTAGCGTAGCAGCACATTATGGGCAGAGTTTTGACCCTGGAGACCCAGCAAACCAAATGCGAGGAGAAATTATGTCCCGCATTGGTGCTTTGCGTATGCTTTGCTCCAGCCCACAAGTACTGCTAGATAGTTATGAAAACTTCCAAGCACACACAGGCAAAGGTAGTGCCTACATACACTCACTTGGAGACCTGCTACACACTATCTCCAAAACACCAAAACTTGATGCCGCAATGTCCTACTTGACAGAACACTTAGAGATAGACGATACTTACAAGGCTGTAGTATTTACTTCATACTTGCGGTCAGTAGATGAACTAGTAGAGCGACTAAACGCCAAAGGATTTGGGGCAGTTGCATACACTGGCGAAATGAACGCAGTAAAGAAAGAAGATGCTAAAGTAAAGTTTCAAACAAGGGCTCACATCCGTGTGCTAGTATCTAGCGATGCGGGCGGGTACGGCGTAGATTTGCCTCAAGCAAATCTTTTGTTAAACTATGACCAACCATGGTCTGCTGGACTTGCTGTTCAAAGAAACGGTAGGATTAACAGAACATCATCAGAATGGTCTACAATTACTATTCAAGACATTCTGATAAAAGATTCAATTGAACAAAGACAATTCGATATGCTTCAACAGAAGAAGTCCGTTGCAAATGCCGTCATAGATGGTGAAGGAATAAATTCTTCTGGAGGGGTTGACTTAACGGTAGGAAGTCTGATTAACTTCTTATCTAGTAAATGAAAGGGCTAAAAGTGGCTGAAAGAATCGAAGAAGAAGGTACCCGTTTTTCAAACCCTGACGACCTACAGTCTCAGGTACGTGAGTACGTCAAGTTGAAGGAAAGCATGTCTTTCATGGAGGCCCGTCAAAAGGAACTGCGTGAAAAGATTTTTGGCAACATCGATACCGATGGCAATGAAGACACTGCTGGAAGTTTAAGCATCTATCTTGATGAGCCAATTGGTGATTACCAACGTGTACAGAAAACCCGTCGTGCAAAGCGTGCTCTAAACGAAGAGACCGCTGACCGTATCATCGCAGAGACAGGCATCGCTGATGATGTTTACGAAATGAAGCGTGTCATCAACGAAGGTGCTCTAATGGCTGCGTATTACGAAGAGCGTATTACCGAGGAACAACTTGATGAGATGTTCCCTACCAAGGTAATCTGGGCACTAGACATTCTAAAGAAGTAGTAGATGCCAGGGCTACGTTCGGAAAAAGATATCCTCAAAGCGTTTGAGGGTCTTGACCGTGCACCTGGGTCTAAGAAACCACGCAGAGAGCCAACTGAAAAGGCTGTTAAGCGTAAGAAACAAATCTTGGGCGAGTCAAATGGTTGGGATGAAAACCCACTCATTAAACTCGTCAAAGGGGTAGAGACAGAACTCTTTACAATTAGTGCGTTAGCACAAGCACTAGAGAAAGAAATTGTCACTATTCGCCTATGGGAGAAAAAGGGTTACATTCCTGGGGCTCCCTACCGTTTGCGTTCTAAAGAACTTAATGGTAAAAAGGTGTTAGGTAATCGTGTTTATACACGAGACCTAATCCTGATTGCCATTGAAGAGTTTCAACGACGTGGACTTTTAGGCACTGCTCGTGTAGAGTGGAAAAAGCACCAAGGTCTTACCAATGACATTGTTCGTCGTTGGAAAGATGCAACAAATCAAACCGATTAAAACCAATTAATACCGATAAGGAAAATACCATTATGGTAAATGAACCATCAGTTAACGCCGACAACTACTTTGTTGACGAAAACGAAAACATCCCTGCAAAGCACGGCACGACTGTACAGTCTGGCTGGGATATTGCAGACAAGTTCCTCAAGCCGAAGAAGGAATCAGGGGCTTACCCTACAGACTTCAAGATTGCGGAACAGCCTAAGTTAGTTCGTTTCTTGGACGATGCACCGTTCATGATTTACGAACAGCACTGGATTAACCGCACCGAAGGTAAGCGTTCATTCGTCTGCCTCGGCGAGGACTGCCCACTATGTACCATTGCTGGTGACCAGCCTCGTCCACGTTTCGTGTTCAACGTCCTAGTTCTAACTGACGAAGAGCCAAACGTACAAATCCTATCCGCAACACCTACTTTGGCTAAGATTCTTCGTTCGAAGAATGATGACCCAAAGTTTGGCCCATTGACTAAGTTCTATTGGGCAATGTCTCGTCAAGGCACAGCAACTACAACTCAATACATCGTTGAGCGTGTAAAGGCTATGGACCTTGCAGAGGAGTGGGAACTAGACGTAGAGGAAATTGAATCTGCTATTGCAACAGCAATCAAGTTCGATGACTCAGCAGTGTACGTTAGCCCCCGTGAAGAACTGCTGAAACTTGCTCGTCAACTAGTTTCCTAATCCACTCCACTATTGTGAGGGGCGAGACTTCTTCCTTTCTCGGTCTCGCCTCTCACACTACTTTTATCAGTGCTAAAATGAATATCATTACAACTGTTGAACAGTTACAAGAATTTGTAGAGTATTACTCTAAGGT